ATTTGAAAGCGCATTTCTTTCACTGGAATGTGGAAGGAATTCACTTCCAAGAATTACATGCCTTGTTTGAAACTATCTACACTGAAGTGTATGGCACGGTGGATGAATTTGCAGAAAAGATTCGTAGCCTGGGTGGTTATGCTCCTGGGTCAAACAGTCGTTTCAGTGTGCTAAGTCAAATCGATGACGAAATTGAAGTTGTTCCGGCCGAAGCAATGATACGGGAACTGTTGGAAGATACTGCCAAAATGATGGTCATACTCAAGCGTGTGTATGACATGGCCGAAACACAAGGCGAACACGGTTTTAGTAACTTTTTGGCCGAGCGCATGGATGCATTTAGAAAACACGCATGGATGTTGAGAGCGAGCACAAAATGAAAATAAAAGAAATAATAATCGAATCTGACATTCCAGCACAACCCACCATGCTACCCAAGGATCGCACCGCTGGTCTCAAAGGCCCACTGAGCTTGCCAGCATTGAGTCAAAACAAGTCTAATGGCAGCAGCTACATGCAGTATAGATTTGGATTGGCCTTAGCCGGAGCGCCCGATATTCCTACTCCGGCTGTGGGTGCATTCAGTGGTGATCCTTATGCATCAACCTATACCGATGTCGAACGCGAAATGATTGATTTTGCTCTAGATCAGGTGGGTGGTGGAAAAGCACTAGAAATGGGCGATAATCGCAGTCGCGAAGATGATCATGTGCATCATGTAAGTCCAGTGCGCCAAGTTGGGGCTATTGTCTTAAAGAAGAAATAATGAAAATACATGAAATTATTAACGAAATGAAGTTGGGTAAAATACCTCCGGGGCATAAAGAAGCCACTGCTAAAGGTATTCATTTGTTCATGGACCCAGATGGATGGGACAATGATCACCATCTAGAACGTGTGATGCGAGCCGCTGCCATGGCAGACGGCAGTGATGACCCAATTGATGTAGACAATAACAGTTTTGTTGGCAAGTACAATATTGCGTATCCTTATACCGAGGTGGAAAGTCGCATGATGAAACAGGCGTTTCGGGCACTGGGATCTGATACCTACAGTCATCAGGAACACAAGACCAGTCAAGAGCAGGAAACAGTTCATAAAACCAGTCCGACTCGTCAGGTTGGTGCAATAACACTCAAGAAAAAATAACATGAAGTCTATAGAGTTTGATCGTGCCTGTCAGTTATTTGAAGATACCAATCAGTTTGTGCATCGGTATCTGCCGTGGCTGAAAGATCAATTGCAACTAGATCAATTGCCCAATATACAACTACTGGCCAAACCCGAAGATCAAACATTTGGCAAATACGGAGATGGCAAATTGTACGTGGTCACTGGTGGTCGACATCCAGTTGATGTGTTGCGTACCTTGGCACACGAACTAACTCATTACAAACAGGACTTAGATGGTAAACTCAACCCTGAATCAGGCGAGACTGGTAGTGAAGAAGAAAACGAAGCAAATTCAAATGCCGGCATAATCATGCGTGCGTTTGCCAAGGCACATCCCGAAGAACTGGGACTCGATCCCAAACTTAAAGAAGACTTTACTGGTTGCGCCAAACCCGGATCAAGACCGGGCAGTCTACGTCGCAAGGCCGGTCTTAAAAAAGGTGAAACCATGCGCAACAGTGACCTAATGCGACTGCATGGTCGAGCCAATGAAATGAAACGCAGCAACAACAAGGCCACTCGCGAACGCGGAGTGCAACTGGCACGTCAGGTTCAGTGGTACAAAAATTTCCACAAAACCAAGAGTCAAGCCGAAGGCGCTGTAAACGAAGATGCAGTGGCTGACTTGAAAAAAGATCTAAAAAATCCACACAGTTACAATGCCATCGATCACATGATGAAAGCCATTGCCAAGAAACACAAAATGACTCCCAAACAACTGCACGATAAATTTGTCAACAAAACCGGTGATATTCCTGACAACTGGATCAAACAAACCACTAAAGAGGACATCAGTCGTCGCGGATTCATGCGCGGTGCTATAGGTGCTGGTGTTGCAGCCGCAACTGGTGGAGCATTGGCCAAAACTGCCAGACAACCTGCAGAGTTGCCCATGACCGGATACTATCAAGTATGGATAAAACCTGGCGACACTATTTATAGTATAGCACGTAGTACCGCATCCGATCCACATGATATAATGAAACTCAACGGGTTTGACAATAAAACCCGTCTTGAAAAAGGACAACTGGTCAAGATTCCTGAATATGGCAAGCATCCCGAATATCCCTTAAAGGCACAACAGGCAAAAGCAGCAGCTGCGCCAGTGGCACAACCGCCAGTAGTGCCGGGTAAAAGCATATATGCTGATCCTGCCGACGCTGGTGTTGACCGCAGTCGAAAAACAGCAGAACCGGTAAAATCCACAGACATTCCTAAATCAATAGCAGTCAATAATCCCAAGAGTGCGTTAAACGAACCCGGGTTCATGGACAAGTTAAAAGACGTGGCACATAGACTTGGACTTGAAGTAAATGCGTTAATTGGAATTATCGGGCACGAAACCATACGTACATTTAGTCCTTCAATTCAAGCACCCGACAAAATTACAAAAGACGGACAACGTGTACCCGGAGCAGTGGGACTTATACAATTCACACACGGCACCGCAAAAGATTTGGGAACAAGTACAGAAGAACTCAAGCGCATGAGTGGTACTCAACAACTGGACTATGTGTACAGATTTCTTAAAAGGTCTTCTCGACCTGGTATGGACGCCGGAGATCTTTACATGAGTATATTCATACCGGCCTATGTGGGACGCGATCCAAGAACAGTGATAGCTAAGGAAGGTGGCGGAAGATTACCCGGTACTGGTTTAAATATGGATCAAATCTGGAGAGATAATCCTGAATTTGGTAAACACAAACACAAGAGTTATTTTACAATTCAAGACGTCAAAAACACTTTAGCGAACTTTATGAATGTGCCGCGATAATTAATGTTAATTTGACATTGTTGACAGATATTGCTATACTATTTAAATGACCTCTATCTGTAAAATTATTACCAAACCTGAAACTGTACTAACTGTACGATTACGTAACGGTAAAGTTGATGAGACTGTTGCCACTGCACAAGAATTTCAATTGCTAGATGATTGGCAATTGATTGAAATTATTGATTCTGAAATCAAAGAAATTGAAATTCAATCAATCTCAATTGATAACGAAGACCTCGGCGAACTGCTTTATACCAGTTGGGCCACTGATGGCAGCAAAAGAAAATTTCAACCTTGCACCAGTTTAAACAACAAATTTATTCGATGGTCAATGGTGTTGCATTCTGACGTTAGCGCATTCAAAGAAAGATTGTGTAATCAAGTGGTTAACGGAGATTTTGGTAAAAATTTATTTGAGCATTATCAATGGTTTTTAGATCTAGCAGAAAATTTATCGCAATCAACTAACAGCAATAACCTTGATAAATTCATGCAAAGATCACAAGGACTGAATTTATATCCCAAGCACAGTTACTATCTTTGGCCGTTTATCAGTTTAGACATACCAATAGATCAATTGGCAATATACGAAGAAATACAAAATCTAGAACGAATTTCGGCAGGCTCACGCAGTCCAGGATGGTCACGCAAAGATTACACTGCAGATGTACTTGGATCTTTAGAATTACCACAAACTAAAAAATGGTTGGCTGATATAGGAGTTGCTGGACTGGGTCACGTTAATCCGGCACTTTTAAAATCCCGTGGTTATATCAATTTGCATCGCGATTTTGATCAAGACCATAGAGGCAAATACTGGGATCCACACATACAAGGAATGCCGCCGCCGGAACGAGGAATAGGAATAGATATAATACACGTGCCTTTATTGGGCAATGAACAAGTAAAATTAAAAGTGTCTGGCGGTGGTATCATGCCCAATACTGCCAATTTACTCAATCATGCTGCATATGCTCATGCAGCCGTCAACGAAGGCTATAACGACCGATACGTGCTTATAATTTATGCTGTCTGGACCGATGAATTTGTTCAAAAATATCTGATTCCAACCGAGATTTATTGCAATCTAGATATAGCATAGTGTGCCGCGATAATCAATAAAGCTCGTCTGCCAATTCGTTGTTGCCTAGGGGAGAGATATGGAAAATCCTCAGGTTCTTCAAATCTTTATCTCCCCATATCGCAACGGCACAGGGTATTTGTGATAAATACTCAATGCGTTTTACACAAATAAACAAAGCCGTAATACAAAAACAAGAACTTGACGAAGTTCGCATGAGTCCCACTGCGTTTGCTGATGCTGTCAAACAAGGTGACACTCAAGGTGTTTTGGTGGGATTTGAATTTGAAATCTGTGCCCCCAAATCAACTGTTCAAGGAAATTTTGGTGGCAATACCAACACTGATGCTAACCCTCGCGATCCGCGTGAACAGATGCAACATGATTTTGAACAATTTGAAATTTTTGACTACAGAAGTTTTAAAAATGTTACCATCAGTGAATTTGATCAAACACTTAAACTAAAAAAACCCTTGGGCGGTTACACCAGCATGGCCGAAGCACTGGCCGCATATTCAGCAAAGACTTTGACCCAAGCCAAGGAATCGTTTAGCCAATTGCCCGAAGACCTACGTATAAAATACAAAAAGACCGCAATAGACCGAGCCAAATACAAACAAGCGGAATATCCCTATCCCGATAAAAAGATTGGAACGCAGTTGTGGTTTGCTAAATCATTGGGCGATTTGATTTTTTCTCGAGAATTAGATTATCGAACTCCGCGCAAACGAGACAGTCGAGCCCGTCACCAACTTTATGATACGGTTATAAAATTAACAAACCTATCAGTTCCCAACGACTGGGATACATTTTTTGACGAAATAATACCTCCAGAATTGCGTGGATCCATGCGCGGTAGCCTATTTATAGCACGCCATCTAAACGAATACTTTGACTATGATCTTGAGCAAGTTGAAAAAGTGTTTGATTTAGAACAGGCAAGAGACGATTATAGAGAATACGACGATGAGTGGAACGAAGATGATTCTATTTACATGGATCTTTCTTTGGTATTACAACCTGTGGTAGAAAAAACCATGGGACGACGAGTTACAGTGTTTGGCGATTATCACGAGAATACAAAGAACATGACCGACTGGTACATCGAGCCTGATGGCAGTATCATACCTGATGGTGACGACTATGATGGTTGTGCAGAAATTGTCAGTCCACCGTTACCGGCCCTGGAAGCCATGACCGTGCTGACTAAATTTTATTCCATGGCCAAACAATTGCGTCTTTACACCAATTCCTCAACTGGCCTGCATATCAATGTCAGTATTCCCCAAGAACTAGACGTATTAAAACTTGCTGTGTTCTTGGGTGAAGAACGAGTACTCGAATACTTCAAACGCGAGGACAATATTTTTGTACAAAGCATATTGAAACATCTCAAGAGCTCGGGACCGCGACAGGCATTTGTACAAAGTCGACCCGGAGAACCAGCCAAGCCCACTGTTCTCAAATTGCCGTTGTTGCAACACATGGCACAAGAATTTAGTAGACAACACAAGGCCAGCATCAGTTACAACGGTACTTATGTGAGTTTCAGACATGCCGGAGGTGATTATTTAAACGACTACAACAGTATTGTACAATTAGTAGGACGTTTTGTTCGAGCCATGATCATTGCTGCTGATCCTGCGGTATACCGAAATGAATACATAACCAAATTGACACAGTTGGTGGGCGGTGTTCCTGCAACAAACCTTGATCACAGTGCAGAGCTTCAACAATTACGAACACAGGGAATACCGATTTATACGGTTACTGCATGGAATAACAAAAATAGAACTGCAAAACAAATTATCAACAACATATCATCGGTATTTAAACAAAAAAATTCCAAGTTAATCGTTGCCGGATTTGGGCCTGCTGGTGAAACTGGAAAAGATAACATGTTGAGAAAAGCTGACCATGATTTTCTCACATTGAAGCGAGCTCTTGAAAAAGCCAACCCATCAGACTTTATAACTATACAAGTTTATAATTCTGACGGAATTAAAAATATCAACTTGGGCGCAACAACTTCAATTGGTTCGCAATTTTTTGTAGTAGATAAAGGAATGTTACCTTCCAATACTGCAATAGCACAACAAATTATAAAACAAAAAATGCAACAAGCATACGGCACCGCAATTGCTGCACCAGTAAAGGTCAAGAAGAAAAAATGAAAATATCAGAAATTCTAAGAGAAAACTTTGCTGATGGTAAAAATCCCGGACGCAAAGGTCTCGCTAAACGTAGTGGTGTTAATACCAAAGCCAGTGTAAGCAGTCTACGTAAAACTGCCAAACACTCAACTGGTGAAAAAGCCCGTATGGCACATTGGTTGGCCAACATGAAGGCCGGCAAAGCACGAGCTAAAGCAAAAAAGCATGAAAGTGTTGACGAAGGTCGAAATGCGGATGTGCCGGTATATTACTTTGCTTATGGCATGTTGACCGATCCACATCTGATGGAGGGTCTAGAACTAGTGGGAGTAGGCAAATTACGCAATTTCAAATACCATATGTATTCATGGGCCAATGTGGAACCCACACCGGGCGCTAAAGTATTGGGATGTTTATGGGCCATCGACCGTAGAGAAATTGCCAGACTGGACCAAGCCGAAGGATATCCCAGTCTGTATGATCGTAGAACCTATCCGGTGTATTGCAACGGCCAAAAATATCCAGCAGAAGTTTATGTAATGACTCCGCAAACACTAGAATATTGTCAAGGTTCTCAACCCAGCCAAGGTTATGTCAATAGAATAGTTCGTGGCTATAGAAATGCTGGCATTCCATTATCGCAATTGCAACATGCATTACAAATATCAGGAGTTGCCAAAACTCCAAAAAAAATTGCAAACGATCCCAGTCCTTGGGCAGATGACAAATGAAAGCACGTGAATTTTTAAATAAGTTGCCCGAGTTTACCACTGCTTATCATATTACTACACGAGAAAATGCCGATAATATTCGACACGGCGGATTAGATCCACGTGAAGAAGGCAAGGCCTATTTGGTGGTTGATGAGGGCGATCCTGCTAAACTCCGAGACGATTTACGCACTGTGGCCGGATGGCTGTTAGAACGAGATAATGATGATCCATTGACATTATTAAAAATCAATGTCACAGGCGTACCCTTGGAATTTGAACATGGTTGGTATTTTTCTACAGTTGCTATACCATCTAATCGTATTAAAGATTTAGGCGAACGTGCATTTGCTCGAGTATCATAATGCGTATTACAGAAATCATTACCGAACGCAGGCAAGCCATGTTGCAATGGTTTCGACAGATATTGCCCAATTATCCTGACTATGTTATTCGAGATTTAATTTACAACTTTGGTCGTGGTCGTTGGCCCAAAAAATATTCCACGCTCAACAGAAACGAAGTAATACGCGGCCTGCAACTGCACCTGGGAATTGATGATAAGACAGAATGGAGATTAGAGCAATTGCCATTTACCCTAGACATGTTTGTGCCTAGGGTACAGAAACAATTAGAAAAAGACATTGCCGAACAAACATCACGATTAAAATTTCAAAATGTATTACAAACTGCACAGGGCGTTGCCGAAAACGAACTTGACCCAAGAGATGACGACGAGCGTATGCAGATACAACGACGCCTGGCTCAACAGCAAGGTGGAGTTAGACAGGAACCAGTTATTTTGATCAAGCATCCGCAAGGATATATATTAATAGAAGGATGGCATAGAACCATACAACATTTTGTTGCATATCCCGAGGGATATCGTGGGCCAGCCTGGGTGGCTTATCCCAAATAGAACACCTACCTTAGGTTCCGTTGTCGCAACGGTTAGGGCACAAGCCCAGGCGTCAAATAGGCGGCTGCTGCCTAATACACGAATTACGCCAGATTCTGTATAAAGTGAGCATTAATAATTATGATCGAATTCAAGGAACTAGCACCGGGACTGTGGCATGTGACAAAATTTTTCCCCGATCATGTGTGGGAATCCGTGGTTGACCAAGTGACCAAATTATCCAATGATTTGTACGATCCACGCACCGAACCCAATAGACTCAGACTTGAAGTGTACGAGCATTTGCGTGATACCGAACTTGGACAACTGTTGATACAGTATGGCCAGTCAACTGCAACCGTTGTGAAAAAATTAGTGAATTCGGTGCAGCCCAGCAACGGAGTCAATGTCAGTCTTTGGCGAGATTTACCGCGATTTCAAAGTCCCTGGCACGCAGATGAATTTACTAGACTACCAACTGCACAAATTTACATGACCGGATTGTCGGATTCGGGTACTGCATTTGATATCGATGGCCATCAATTCAGTTTGCCATTTACTCCCAATACCGGATATTTAATGGACAACAGTTATCAATATCAGCACGGCATGCTCAAATTGATTGGCAAGGAACTTCGGCAATCAATGTACTTGATTTATAGATAACTACAGTCTATAATAGTTGCTTTACTAAGGAGAACTTATGACAGCACGTATGTTTAGTGGTGCAGAAAAAGCCAAACTAACACAAATTATCAATGAAGGCATGCGGGTCATGCAAGAAGTGGACGATCTCAATGCCGGACTTGCCGACACTGTCAAAGCCATTGCCGAAGAAATGGAACTGAAGCCAGCGGTGCTAAAAAAGGCCATTCGTACTGCACACAAGGCCAGCCTGACTGCAACCAACCAAGATCACGAAGATTTGAACACAATCTTAGAAACAGTTGGTAAAACACTTTGAAATGGCTTGATAATACTCTTGATTGGATGCGTCGTGACTATCAAGAGTATCCTGCACGTTTTGTGTTAGAAGTGCTGGGCTGGGTTGGCAGTGTGGGTTGTGCGGTTGGAATGACTGTGTTTTTACCCAATCCGCCCTTGTTGCCATTGTATTGTATCTGGGTCTGTAGTACAATAATATACTCCTGGGCCGCATGGACTCGGGGCAGTTTTGGCATGCTGGCCAACTATGCGCTGTTGTTTACCATTGACACCATTGGTTTGATAAGGCTCGTAATTGACGCCACTAAATAATATAGAGTCGCTTACTTACAAGCAAGAATTACAGTATTTGCCAGCTAAAAGTGGCATGGGAGCATAAATGAGTTACGTAGACGCACTGTTTGAACGTGCAAAAGATAGAATCCATGTAGTAGAACGAGTCAATGGCGAGCGTGTTTATCGAGAATATCCGGCCAACTATGTTTTTTACTATGACGATCCTCGCGGCAAGCATCGTACCATATATGGTACACCGGTCACTAGATTTCACAGTCGTACCAGCAAAGAGTTCCAAAAAGAATTAAAAATAAACAGTCACAAACGTATATGGGAAAGTGACATCAATCCCATATTCCGATGTCTAGAAGAAAACTATCTCGGTGTTGATTCGCCCAAACTACAAACTGCATTTTTTGATATTGAGGTCGACTTTGATCCCGAACGTGGTTACAGTCGACCCGAAGATCCGTTTAATCCCATCACCAGTATTTCGGTTTATCTAGACTGGATGGAAAAAATGATCACCTTGGTGGTTCCACCCAAAAGTTATTCGTGGGCCACTGCCGAAGAAATCTGCAGTCGATTTGACAACTGCTTCTTGTTTGAACGCGAAGAGGACATGTTGAACACTTTCCTCGAACTGGTGCAGGATGCAGATATTGTAAGTGGTTGGAACTCGGAAGGTTTTGATATTCCGTATACAGTTATGCGCATACACAAGGTACTGAGCAAGGACGACACACGAAGACTTTGTTTGTGGAATCAGTTTCCCAAACAACGTATGTTTGAACGGTTTGGTGCAGAAAATCTCACATTTGACTTGATTGGTCGTGTTCACATGGATTATATGCAACTGTATAGAAAATACACTTACGAAGAGCGACACAGTTACAGTTTAGATTCGATTGCTGAATATGAATTGGGCGAACGCAAAACACAATACGAAGGCACACTGGACCAACTGTACAATAAAGATTTTCCGTTGTTTATTGAATACAATAGACAGGATACTATGATTATCGCCAAACTAGACAAGAAATTACGTTTCTTGGATCTAGCAAACGAATTGGCACACGATAACACTGTTTTACTTGCAACCACAATGGGTGCAGTGGCAGTTACCGAGCAAGCGATTATCAATGAAGCACATGCTCAAGGCATGATAGTACCTAACCGGAGATCAAGAGATGACAAAGAACAAACCCAAGCCGCAGGTGCCTATGTTGCTTATCCCAAAAGAGGCATGCACGAATACATCGGCGCAATCGACATCAACTCGCTCTATCCCTCGGCTATTCGTGCCCTTAACATGGGACCGGAAACCATTGTTGGACAACTAAGACCCATAATGACTGATAAGTATATTGCAGACAAGGTGGCAGCTGGTGCCAGTTTTGCAGATGCATGGGAAAACATGTTTGGTAGTTTGGAGTATCAAGCGGTCATGTCCGGCGAAATCGGTACCGAAGTCACAATTGACTGGGAAGATGGATCAAGCGATGTCATGAGTGCCGCACAGGCCTGGAAATTGATATTTGACAGCAATCAACCCTGGACTGTGAGTGCCAATGGTACTATATTTAGATTTGACACAAAAGGAATAATTCCGGGATTATTGGAGAGATGGTATGCCGAACGAAAAGAAATGCAAGCAAAAAAGAAAGCCGCAACATCTACGGAAGAAACAGCGTTCTGGGACAAGCGACAACTTGTCAAAAAAATCAATCTCAACAGTCTCTACGGCGCTATTCTTAACGCCGGCTGTCGTTTCTTCGACCCACGTATTGGTCAAAGCACAACGCTTACGGGCCGTATTATTGCAAAACACATGGATGCCTACGTCAATGAGTCAATCACGGGCGATTACGACCATACTGGCTCAGCTGTCATCTACGGTGACACAGACTCTGTCTACTTTACGGCGTGGCCGGCAATCAAAGAAGAAGTAGAGGCCGGACGCATGGAATGGAATCGAGAAATCTGTGTACAACTGTACGATACCATTGCCGAAGGTGTAAATGCCAGTTTTCCTGAATTTATGGAGCGTGCTTGCCACTGTCCGCGAGACATGGGTGCCATTATCCGAGGCGGCCGTGAAATGGTGGCCAGCAAAGGTCTCTTTATTAAAAAGAAACGTTATGCAGTACTGATCTATGACATGGAAGGTGTGCGATTGGATGTGGGTGGTAAAAAGGGCAAAGTAAAAGCCATGGGCCTGGATCTAAAACGATCAGACACTCCCCGGGTAGTACAAGACTTTTTGAGCGACATTTTACAAGACGTATTAACCGGTGCCGAGCGTGAAGCCATTGTGGACAAGGTTCGCGAATTTAAACTGTTGTTCAAGGATAGACCAGCATGGGAAAAAGGCACGCCCAAGCGTGTGAACAACTTGACCAAGTACACTGCCGAAGAACAACGACTAGGCAAAGCCAACATGCCGGGACACGTTAGAGCTGCAATGAACTGGAATAGACTAAAACAAATGCATGGCGATAACTATTCAACTGCCATTGTTGACGGCATGAAAACCATTGTGTGTAAATTAAAAGATAATCCACTGGGACTTACCAGTGTCGGATATCCTACCGATGTACTACACATTCCGCAATGGTTTAAAGAGTTACCATTTGATGATCAGCTGATGGAAAGTACCATTGTGGATCAAAAGGTAGAAAACTTGTTGGGTGTACTGGAATGGCATATTTCAGAAAGTACAAATATTAACTCATCTTTTGATGACCTTTTCTGTTTTGAATAATGAAGATCAGTAAACTACTTGAACTAAGAGACAATCTTATAGCGGTATACGATACTGATTCCTTGATTCAAAAAATAAATGAACTGGTTATTGATTTGTCAAATGTCAAGAGCGGAATCACTGACAATGACAGTCAACAACAGATAACCAACATCTTAACAAAGTTGCTGGATGCTATCAACAACATACAGTTGTCAGACGAGTCGTTCAACACACTAATTGATAGCATAAAAGGCCAAATCAAGTCCAAGGAAACCGGGTACTTCAAAGAAGACTATCAATTATCTTTGCCCAAAGATCCGTTAAAGGTCATACGCGAGCATCGCGTGCTCTATGTTGACGACAACGTCAAACGCGAAATTGAGGAGCGTGCGGCATTTTATACTGATTGGAAATATCCAGCACTGGAAATTTGTTGTCGTGACGGTGCACTGACCAAGCACATGGTTGCTGCTGATCCGTTGTACGTGATTGAACATCATAAAGAATTTATTGATTCCACGCTTGGCCAGTTTCCCGAAGCGTATCAAAGACGTATTAGGCCTTATCTTGTTTCGCCCGATGATGCGCTGACCGATATTTTACCAAAAAATCAATTTGGATTTGTGCTGTGTTGGAATTTTTTAAATTACGAAAATTTTGTAAACACTCAGATCTATTTAAAATCAATTTTTGAATTACTGCGTCCGGGTGGGGTGTTTATGTTTAGTTATAATGATGGCGACAGTGCATACGGAGCGGCCATGGCCGAAAGCATGGTTGCAACCTATATTCCCACTCCCACATTGATTGAGTCGGCAAAAACCATCGGTTACGAAATTGTCACACATCAAAAAAGAAACAATCGCCTGAGTTGGATCGAAATCAAGAAACCAGGCGCATTGACCACAAACAAAGCGCACCAAGTCATGGGCGAAATAAATCATATCACGCCTTGACTTTTTCTAAATACACTGCTATAATACTATTATCAACGGAGAACACTAATGAAAGATTATTTACTTGACATTGTCAAACACACCGCCGGCTTTAATGCGCTGACCCTGATAAAGGTCACAGGTACTGAGACCAGTACCGTGGTCGATTCTTGGGATCGAGCAGACAAAACAGTGGTACTACATGCCGAATTCAAAGCACCAGTGGCAGAATTTGTTGGCAAATTCGGTATGCCAAACATAGATAGACTCAACAGTATATTGAGCAATCCCGAATATGCCGAGGATGCAAAGTTCACAGTTGAAACTCAGAAAAACGCCACTACCGGCCTAGATGAATTATCAGCAATTCATTTTGAAAACAAGGATGGTGATTTTAAAAATTCCTATCGATTCATGGCCGGTAATATTGCTGACAGTCAAATGCCAACACTGTCGATGAAAAAACAAATTAGTACTTGGACCACTGAAATAAGACCCAGTGTGACCAGTATTCAACGTTTGCGACTGCAAACACAGATTCATAATGCCAGCACTGTTTTTAGCACACGAGTAGTTGATGGTGATTTGGTTGTGTATTTTGGTGATCCTTCTAGCCATACCGGTAATTTTATATTTCACAAGGATACCGGATGGACACTGAAAAATGAAACTTATTGGCCAACTGCAACCATTAACAGTGTGCTGTCGATGCCGGGCGAAAAGACCATGAAACTGTCAGATGAAAATACTGCAATGATCACAGTTGATTCGGGACTGGCAGTTTATTCGTATAGAATCATGGCACAAACAAAATAAATGTTGATAGATGCAGGATTCTTGACCAAATGGGAGACCAAAGGTCACCGTTATGGCATGTGTATGAGTCATCCCGACCGGGACCTTGCGTATATCAATATTCCAAAAAATGCCACGTCGTGGACCAAACCCAATTTACGTGATTGGAATTGGGAAGTTTACAACTATCATCACGACAGTTTTATACGAGATAAAACAAAGATTGTGGCCTTGCGTGAACCCATTGATCGCTGGATCAGTGGTATTGCTGAATATTTTGCTTTGTACTATCAATCGTATACACCAGATGATATGACTCCGATGTTGATTGACATGGTGTTTGATCAAGTCACATTTGACGATCATACCGAACAACAGACACATTTCTTACACGGTCTTGATACTGACAGTTGTGTATTTTTAAAATGCAACAGTGCCTATAGAATTAACTTTGGTAGGTTACTCAAAGAACACAGTATGATGAACAATTATGAAAATTATAATTATCAGAACACCAGTGGAGAAAGTCCGATTCGGAATCGATGGAAAGAATTTTTCAGTGAGCAAATTGAAAAACAACCAGAATATTTTGAACGTCTTAGAAGATATTTTTCTGCCGACTACGAGTTGTACAACACAGTCAAATACTATGGCAGCGATCATCCCTTAAACTTGTCAGTGTTGGCCACCTTTGGTTCTAATTATCCGCGTGGCGCACATTATACCGGTCCCGAGATTGCCAACAAATGTGATATGCCATGGAAAAGTCTAAGCATTGATAGATCTGGCAATTGTTTTGTATGCATATGCGAAGCGCATTTGCCAATACCGATCGGCAAGATCAACGATTTTGGCAATTTACGAGACATTTGGACCAATGATCAAACTCAGCAACTGCAACAGACCATTACAGATAAGAAATTTACCTACTGTGCAATTGAACATTGTGGTATAACACAGGCACCCATCAAGTTGGATGAATATCGAATATCGGTCAATATTGACGAAAGTTGCAATCTAGCCTGCCCCAGTTGTAGACGTGCCCCGGTCAATCATACCACGGGAGATTATTTTGAAAAAAGCAAATCACAGGTAGAGCATTTTGTAAAATTACTTAACAATTTTAGATTACCACTTTATCTTACCATGACCGGAAACGGTGATCCTTTGGCCAGTTTAATCATGAGGCCGTTAGTTCTGGATTGGCAACCGCGGGCTCGACAACGTGTGCAGTTGTTTACTAACGGACACTTGATGAAAAAATTATTGCCCGACAGCACAATTCTAAATAACATATCAGATTTTAAAATAAGTGTAGATGCTGGTAGCGAAAGTGTGTATGAAAACGTGCGCAAGCCCGGCAAATTCAAAAATCTTAGAGAAAATCTAGATTGGTTGGCTGAAAATCGTCGACCTGGAGTAAATGTGCGTTTGATGTATTGCTTACAGGCTGCCAATGCCAATGATGTTGTAAATTTTGCAGAAATGTGTAATAATTACAACTTTATTGGAGAGATTACAAAACTAGACAATTGGTTTACTTTTGATGATTTCAACAGCCAAAATGTTGTGGACAATCGCGCACATCCGTTGAGATCTACAGCCATTGATCAATTGAGACAAATTCAAGACCGGCCCAACATAGTGCTGTCTAATCCTGTTAAACGAATATTATTATGACTACAAAAAGAGATGACCTAACTGCCAAGCAAAAAGACTACGCAGTATTCCTTCCGGCCATTAGTGGCTTTTATGCCACTTTTATAGGTAAACAACGCAACGAGCCGTATGTGGATCCCAAACGTTTTCCGCAGGGGTTGACTGACTTGGAGCAAATGAATTGGCTTAACAGTCAACAGGCATTATTTCCCTACAAATGGAGTCTATACTCGGGCGGACATGCCAACTTGGACTTGACCAAACCAGACTGGAGTGAAGACATGGTGCGTAATCGAGATCCTGCAACCACTCTACTGGGCGACTCAGGTGGATTCCAAATTGCCAAGGGATTATGGGAAGGCGAGTGGCGTGATCCCAACAGTGCAGAAGTTCAAAACAAACTTGCTTATCTAAAAACACAAACAGTAACACGTAAAAAAGGCAAAAAAGATCTAGCAGTCAACCTTGGCGACGAATATCAAAAACTGATTGATGCAGCACAAAAGAAACGTGAAGCAGTGCTCAAGTGGTTGGATGGTATTGCTGATTATGGTATGACGCTAGATATTCCCACATGGGTCATACATGATCCTAAGGCCAGTGCAGCTTGTGGTATCACCACACTTGAAGAAGCAGTGGATGCCACAAAGTACAATAACGAATACTATATAAAACACAGGAAAGGTGTCAAGGAAGGTGGTATGCGTGTGTTGAACGTGCTGCAAGGTGCCAATCATGATGACGCAGATCGTTGGTATGATACCATGAAGCACTATTGCGATCCCAAACAATACCCCGGACGTCACTTTGATGGATGGGCCATGGGAGGACAAAACATGTGTGATGTTCATCTAATCTTGAGAAGATTGATAGCATTAAAGTATGACGGTTTGTTAGAGACTGGTGTACATGATTGGATGCACTTCTTGGGCACAAGCAAATTGGAATGGGCTGTATTGCTTACTGTTATCCAACGTGCAGTAAGAAAATATCACAATCCCAATTTTACTATCAGTTTTGATTGTGCGAGCCCGTTTTTGGCAACTGCTAACGGACAGGTCTATTACGAAAATGTATTTCCGCATCAAGGCAAATGGAGTTATCGAATGAAACCCAGTGCAGATGATAAAAAATACAGCACAGATACTCGTCGCTGGGGCACGGGAGTTGTGGCCGATGGTTATTATCCAAGATGGACTGACAGTCCCATCAGTGACTTGATGACCATGCGAGATATTTGTATATACAAGCCTGGTGACCTAAACAAAAATGGCAAAGAAGGCCGAACAAGTTGGGATAGTTTCAGTTATGCATTATTAATGGGGCACAATGTTTGGATGCATTTGACTGCAGTACAGGAAGCCAATCGACGTTTTGATGCAGGCGAGTATCCGCTCATGATGGAATACAGTTCGCCCAATCGAGACCGATTTGCTGACATTGTGGAGCGTATATTTGCTGCGCCTACTCGAGCCAAATCTGAAGCCATTATCAAACAGTACTTTTGGTATTGGATGGAAATTATTGGCGGTCGTGGTAACACCGGCACTTCGGCATTGAACTCGAGTCCGGCATTCAATGATCAATTTGAAGTAGAAACTGACGTTGAGTCTGAGGATGAAAATGAAATGACACTTGATGAAACCAAATTAGAAGCATTAGAGGAAACTGTATGAAACTGGATAAAAAAATAGAGAAACTGCAAAAGTCACATGACGATATTGAAAAGAAAGTGACCAAGCTAGAAACAACTGGTTCGTATGAATCTGCACACTTAGAAAAAATGAAGAAACAGCGGTTGCATTTTAGTGAGCAAATTGCTAAACTAAAGGCTGAACAAGAATTTCAACAGCAAAAGGCAACAAAATGAACAGACCCGGACACGAAGACGTTGTTTTCTTTTATGGAACTGAAATAGAACATACACCGGCCATGGGAAAAAAGACTATGTTTGTGGTAGGTGTGCAGTCTTCAGCAGATATTGAAAAAGCCGTTGCATTAAAATATATTGAACATATCTATTTTGGTGCCAATCATAGTTTTCCAAAACTAGATGTCAATGACGCAGAAGGATGGAAGTCTTGGGAAAACATGATACTTCCGTTTTTACAAAAAGGATATCTTTGCACACTGGATATAGATTCAACCTGTGTAGAAGGACTGGTAGAAAGTGGCCTAACTGATTACAATAACTTTATACCCATGATATCAGTTAAACTACCTTGTATACAACTATTGGGCTATAACGCCACCCTAAAACTAGATGACCGAGATTTTGCTGCCACCAACCCCGGAGTATGGTGTCACAGCATACATGATTTGAGAACAAGAGAAAAATTTACCAACTGGGCCGAATACGCAAAGGACACCGTATGAATCAAGAACAAAGAGATACAGTAGATAGAATTAAAACTGCAGCCGCAAGACAGATTTGGGTCACTTTCCAAAAGGAAGGTATTCATTGTTATCCGGCTGCTGCCACTGATCCACAATTAGCAACAGGAGATGAATACGATGTTTCGTTCCTTGGTAGTCCTCATCGTCATATATTTCACTTTCGTGTGGCCATCGATGTATTCCACAATGATCGCGACATCGAATTTATCCAATTCAAACGATGGTTGGAAAACCTTTACAAAGACAACATACTAGCACTGGACTATAAGAGTTGCGAGATGATCGCTGACGACTTGTATCTCCAAATCGCTAGCAGATACCCCAACAGAAATGTTATAATTGAAGTGTCTGAGGACGGTGAAAACGGATGCTCAATTAGTTACAACCTCACCCGTCCAAGTCAATCAATTGTAATTTAAGGAGTAGACATGCGTGTTTTAGGAAAGATGATTCCATCTAACTACGAATATTTTGGTCCAGAACAACACAATGCGGACATGAAAAATATTGTAGCCAATACCGCCGAATCTGTTCGCATCATTGGACAGGTTAAAGGCCATTGGGATGGCGAGCTTGATGCAGTAGTTGCAATGGCAAATAAAGAAGTGATTACTGAAAGGGAAGACCATTCAGATTATTTATATACTGCAGATATCTCAAACAGCACACCAACGCTACATAGAATAGCCAAAGTCATTGGATTTACTTCTAACACACAAACAAGGATACAAATGCAAAGACCTGGGTGTAATCATTGTAGACATCGAGACCCTGCTGAGCGTTACGCAAATCCTTATCGAGTACAAGTATTAGTAGCCCTTGCTCCATGGGAATACGGGCAATGTTTATTTTTTAACGATACAATTGTTGATAAATGGCAAGCCGGAGATGTCATATATTCTGAATTTCACAATATTGACCATTTCACTACCAATGCTAGTTGGCACACAAGACCCTTACTACACATTATCGGTGAGCCCGGGGAGTCATTAAAACAACTACTAGCCATTAAAGAAAAACACATTTTTCAACTTTGATTTACAACTCTGCTATTTTTAAAAGGAACTATGATGGCAAACGAAAATTTAAAAAAATATCTTGTAATGAAACAGCAAGTATGTAATATTTTTGAAGACTTAGAACTCTTCAAGCAGTTTTGCGTAGACTTTGGATACGTGTATGACGAAAGTCATTTGTATAACGAACGTACTCCTGCATTTAACGAGTTTGTTAAATTCAGCAAAGGTCGTGAACCTTGGGATCAGTGGCGTACTCCCAAACGTCGTGAGCCAAGACCCGAGTACTCAAGATCAAGGTACTGATCATGACAAATCCTTTTAGAGATCAAGAAAAGTTCATGCGAGCATGTGACCAAACTGTTGATACTAATAATATGAAGCAGTTTGGTATGTATGTCGATTTAATCAAGGAAGAACACGATGAATTGACAGTTGCCATGAACAATAGCGATCCAGTTGAAACACTAGATGCACTCGTTGACATCTTGGTGGTCACGATTGGTGCTATACATTCAATGGGTGCCGATGCTGAAGGTGCTTGGAAAGAAGTCATGCGTACCAACTTTGACAAGATTGACCGAGAAACCGGCAAAGTACGCAAACGTGAAGACGGCAAAGTTCTTAAACCCCTGGGCTGGACTGCTCCAGAACTGGCACCATTTTTAAACAAATGAAACTGTCAGATAAATTGGTGTACGTGACGATTGCGACTGTTTTTATATGTATAGTCGCATTTGTTGTAAGAGTCAACTACCTTTTAAATAATATGGTGGACAGTTGTGCTCCAGGATTGGTATTGCAAACACCACACGGCTGGGTTTGTACAGAAGTAATAGCGAGGTAATAATGAGAAAACTATGGTACATGGGCTTAGAGCCTTACAAAGCAAGATATACTTTACAACTGCAAGACTGGAATGAAGCAGTGTTCAAACGTAGAGGTATTAACTATGAATTGGTCACAGGCGAAACGCTGAGCAATGACCAAGCTATTGTTACAGGACAGGTGTTAGACGCACATGGACGTACCTATTTTGGTATGAGTCAACTAATGAACTTGATCAAACGACTTAAAGCAGGAGATGTAACCAATGAAGATGTCATTTACTTTGAAGACATGTTCCAGCCCGGTATCGAAAGTTTGCCATATATTTTTGACCAAATTGCCAGCAATTTTCGGCCCCGTGTTGCTGTGCGCTGTCTTGCTCAAAGTATTGATCCTGACGATTTCGTACACGTATGGGGCATGTCTAAGTGGATGGGCTTGTATGAGAAAATGGTGGACTCGTTCGCAGACCTCGTCCTGGCCTCAAATGAAGAAATGGTAATGCACATGAAGATCGCAGGCTGGGAAGCCCCCATCTACAATATTTCCGGTTTGGCATTTGGTCGAGATGAAGTACGTGCACGGGTACCCGGCGAACTAAAGCCATTTAATCAACGTGCACTACGTGTGGGCTTTGCGGCACGTTGGGATCAAGAAAAGCAACCAGACTTTTACATGGATTTTATTGAAGAATGGAATAAACGTTATCCACATCTAGGCGTAGAGTTTTGTGTGTTCTCGGGTGCTAAACTAAAAAGCAACAACGACAGTTATATGAACCGTACACGTGACATGCAGGCACGTGGATTGTTAACCCTACACGAGGACTTGGAGAAAAATGACTATTATGCTTTACTTAATGACACTCGGGTGCTATTTAATTGTGCTCTTCAAGATTGGGTGTCCAACACTGTCAGTGAAGCAGATACTCTCGGATGTAATGTTTTATATCCTGCTTATCGGAGTTTCCCCGAGACCTTTGCTAACGATCATACAAGATTGTATGTACCCTGGAGCATAGATGATGCTATCAACAAATTGTATCCATTGTTAAATGCACCAAGTGCTAACATGGGCCGGATCAGTGATTGGACCAATGGCACCATTGATCGTATAGTTGATATCTTAGAGTACACCGATAACAATAAAAATAAAAAATGGGAACACAATCGTTGGGCACGTAATGGTGTAGACTATCGCAAATACACACACGAGAGCAAATACTAATGTATGCACTTGATTCTTTTATCCTAGGAGCACTTGTAGGATGGATCGCTCATGCATTGTATGAGTTTATGTTAAAACCCATTATGTATAGCATAAACAACTGCACCGGTAACTGTAGACAAGGGAGAGATTGTGACTGCCGAGAACCCAATAAAGACCGCTAAAGCCATAAGTGATGCATTAATGCATCGATTAAAAACAAACGAGATGCAGTTCTACGACGTGTTACACGAAGTAGGTCCTGGTTGGTTACCTCAAGGTACTGTACCGTTTCATATCACGGTACGCAACGGTATTGCCACCTTCCGAGTCTACGCATTAAGTCAAGTAGATGCCAACGATCAAGTCACACATTGGTTAGAGCAAATGGAACTGGACGATCCTGATGCTGAATAGAACAGTTGTGGTAACTGGCGGATGCGGATACATTGGTAGCCATGTTGCACGTGCATTTAAACGACGTGGCGATACTGTACACATCATTGATCGTGTAAAACGAGATCATACACTCAAAGAAATGGATGGTTGGTTAATTGCCGACTTTGCCAGCGACGAAGCATTATCATTTTTAGTTATGCTACGTCCCGACATTGTTGTACATTGTGCTGGAACAAGCCTTGTTGGTCCAAGTATGGAGAATCCCGGTGAATATTATGACAATAATATTTCCAAAACCATACGTATGCTTAATGTTGTTAAAGATATTACTGCAAAAAACTCCGCACTCGCACCGGCTATAATGTTTTCTAGTAGTGCAAGCATATATGGTCATCCATATGATGATTCTTTGTTAACAGAAGATTATCAAGGCATTCCAATTAGTCCTTATGGTAACACCAAAGCAATGACTGAAACTATCTTACGTGACTACTGGGGTGCGTATGCGGTCCAGAGTATATGTTTTAGATATTTTAATGCTGCAGGTGCAGAACCCGTTAACTTTGATCTTGGACAAGAACCGGGTGCAACTCATGTTATTGCTCGTGCATTAGAAGCCAGCATTAACGATCAAGCATTTAGTATATATGGCACTGATTATGTTACAACGGATCACACCGCAGTTAGAGATTATGTACATGTCTGGGATATTGCACGGGCGCACGTGTTAGGTGCCAGTTATTTGTTAGATGATTATCCACAAATGGGCGCACACGTGTACAATCTCAGCACCGGATGTGGCACCAGCGTTCTAGAAATTGCCAATTATGTAAACGAAAAATACGGATTACCAGCAGTCAATTACGAAAGCAAACGCATGGGCGATCCTCCATATTTGGTAGCAAGTGCCAAAAAAGCACGTCAACAGTTAGGTTGGGAACCACACCACAGTGATATATCCACAATCATTGACAGTGCTTATAAATGGTACACACAATGACATTCGAAACTTTATTTCAATTTGAACAAGAACTAGCCCAATTTACTGGTGCTCCTTATGCGGTTGTAACTGATGGATGTACCCATGCATTAGAACTGTGTTTTATTCATGATCGGGTTGAATTTTGTGCTTTTACTCCGTACACATACCTGAGTATCTTGATGCTGATGCGACAGTTAAAAATACAATATCAATTTGAAGACTCTGGGCCCTGGACCGGAGAATATAGATTTAGAAAAACTCGAATTTGGGATAGTGCTAGATTGTTAAGGCCCGGTATGTACCGAACTGGACAGGTACAATGTGTAAGTTTTGGACATGGAAAGCCTTTACAACTGGGACGAGGTGGTGCTATACTAACTGATGATCCCGAATTATATAAATGGGCCAGCCTTGCACGCAGTGATGGTCGAGATCTTAGAATCTCTCCTTGGGAATCTCAAGAAACATTTGCACAAGGATATCACTATTGCCCCACATTAGAACTTTGTGAACAAGGCCTAAATAAATTGTCAACAGCGGATACCGAACCTAAATATCATCAATATCCCGATTTAAGGAAAATAAATGTACGATAAAGCACAAAAAGATTTTAAAGAAAAGGAATTTGTAGAAACTTATCCGCCAGAAGAACCCAAAGAATTTGTAGAAACCGAATTTGTACCGCTGGGCAAAGAAGTATTTGTCAAAGCAGGCGACATGATGAGTGACAAAGGCTACGAAGAAGCACACTTGGCCGATGTACTTCGCTTCAAAATGAAGCGTGACAACAAACGTTTCTGGGCTGGAGATAACATCAGTGATTATGTAACAGAAGAACACAAAGCAAAACTAATCGATGAAGCAACAGAAGCATTTGAATTGGTACTTGATCGTTTGTTGATTGATAGGGAAACAGATCCTAACAGTAAAGGTACAGCACGACGTCTAGCTAAAATGTACTTTAACGAAATAATGGCAGGACGATATGAACCAGCACCAGACGCAACAGCATTTCCAAACGACAGTGAAGACAGATACGAAGGTATGTTGGTGGTACGCAGTGAGCTCCGCAGTATGTGCAGTCATCATCATCAGCCCGTTACTGGTGTCGCTTACATTGGCATCATTGCCGCACAAAAACTTATTGGTCTCAGCAAGTACACTCGTATTGCTCAGTGGTGTGCTCGTCGCGGCACTCTCCAGGAAGAGTTGTGCAATGATATTGCTAGGGAAATAGAACGGGCTACAGGTGCCGAGCATTTGGGTGTTTATATACAGGCCACGCATGGATGTTGTGAAAATCGTGGCATCATGGCACATAGCAGTCTAACACAGACCACTGTACTTAAAGGTGCGTTCAAAGATGATGCCGGTGTTAAAAAGGAATTCTTTGACAACATCAAAATGCAACAGGAATTTGCCCCGAGATGATTAAACAGCTATCAGCAAGAATACTGAGTGAAATATTATATTACTTGGGTGACTGGATCAGTCACCCCATGCACTGGTTTGATTGGGCATGGTTATTTCCTATTTATAATCGTCTAATGACCTGGAGTTGTGACGTACAGATGTGGGCCGGTAACGAACTACCTTGGAGGAAAGACAATGCTTAGTGGATTAACAGGAAGTACATACATCAATGCCACAGGTGGCGGAGTCAGTAATCCGTATATCAACGCAGATACTCCAATACCTAATCCAGCCCGGGGTGCCATGAGATTTAATAATGGCCGAATGGAAGTATGGGACGGAAACGGTTGGACCCAGATCTATGGGGAATATGGCTCAGTAAATTTAACTGCCGAAGCCGTTGAAGCAATTAACTGGGTACGTTCAAAGATTGAAATGGAGCGGCATGTTGAACGACTTGCTCAAGACCATGAAGCAGTTGCTGATGCATTAGCCACTGCAAAGGAAAGTCTAGACCGGCTACAGGTTATTGTAACACTAACAGACAAAGGATTAAAATGATTAAATGGTTATGTAACAAAATAGTACAATGGGGTTCAGAGTACAGCAGACATGATGAAGAAGTGTATGCCACTGCCGGACTTGCTAGTGGTAACCCCACTAGACGCAAAGGTCATCGTGCAGGTGTAATTGCAGGCCCCGACAACCACGACATTCCCAGAACATTTAGATTTGATGTCAGTGTGGGCCGCGGTGGTGTTGTGTTAATTACAAGACGCTATGATCCCAAAAAGGACGAGACTGTTGAGATCTTAAATGTCATACATGATGACCAAGACATTGCCGCTCAGGTTGGCCAAATTGTGGCCATGGAAATGATCAAGTCATGAAGGAACTTGCGGATCGTAAACATCGTTATGATAAAGCATACAATGTATTATTTCCAAAGTCCCGCAGTTGGAGATTGAGATTTTTTCATTGGCTCACTCAAGGTAGAATAATATTAGAGGAAGAAAACAAAGTGACAGCAAAAGCATATCAATCAGCAGCTGGGCAAACATCATTGGGACAATTACATACTATACAATTAGGTGGTCAATTGGCCAGCACCAGCAGCATGAACCTACCAGGTATTACATTTAAAATAACCAGTGCCAATGGTGGGACTATTATCACAGTAAGCGAAAGCACACCGCAACAATATACTCTTACTACCAGTGGCAGTTCAGAAGAACTTTATATCATACCCGATGATGTAGAAGACTTTGATAGAGAGTTGGGTAAAATAATTACAATGTATAGGATGAAAAAGTAATTTGACATAAAATGGCGCAATTCGTACAATTACAGTATCTGTAACTACTGGATTTTGAAATGCGTACTTTAGTATTACCGTTTGTGCTGGCGTTAACTGCATGTGGTGGAGGCGGTGGATCTACAACTACTCCTGCCGCCGCGCCAACAGTTACTGCTTTGTCTGTTGCTACCCAATACCAAAATGCCGACAGTGTTGCGGAAGTGTTTAATACCGCCATTGTTGATTTAAATGGTGATGGTCGACTGGATATTGTTGTCAGCGGATGGGCCAATGAGCCAGCCACCTACACCAATGCAGTACACGGCAAAATTCCAGTCAAAATATTAATTCAACAAACTGACGGATCCATGCAAGATCAAACCAGCACATGGTTGCCCAATAACATGATCTATGGCACACAACGTATTTTAATAGGCGACTTTGATGGTGATGGTAAACCTGATGTATTTTTGGGTGGGTTCCAAGACAGTCCCAATCTTGGTCTTGCATTGTGTTGTAATGCCGTAAATAGTGTGATGTTGTGGAACGAAGGCACTAGTTTTACCAGATACGATTTTGCCGATTCGGTATGGGCACATGCAGTTTGTGCCGGTGACCTAGAAGGTACAGGTCGGTTAGACATTGTTGTTGGCGCCGGAGCCGGATCCAATAATACCATATACTCAAATCAAGGCAATAGAAATTTTTTAATAACTCATATACCAAATTATTCGTTTGGTGATGCTGGCACTTGTTCTATTATTCACGATCCTGCAAGCGGCAATTCTGGTATTGTGATCAGTAATGAAGGCGCCGGATTAATCGCAGGATATAATGGTGCCGTTGTGGTTGTTGATACTGCGCTTGCAGTGCAAACACTTGTACCATTGACTGGTACTGAAGCACCAGCAGGAACCATAACACACGATATAGAAAACATAGTTCAAATCGATTTAAACGGTGATGGTCAACTGGATCTAGTGCTCACTGACAATCGTACCGATCAAGGCAACGGTAGTTTTACTGCACTGATAAACACCGGTGGATTTAACTTTGCGAACGCTACCAGCACATACTTTCCCACACAAACCGATAATTATTATTTTCAATACTACACAGAAAGTCTAAATATCAATGGCAATCCAGCCATTGTGGTGGACAATGTAGACAGCAACTGGAATTTCAGTACTTTACCACAATTATGGGTATTTGCAAACAGCAGTTTTCAACCCGCAAATCACGCACAGTTGACTGCCGATATTGCCAATTATATACAACCCACTTTGTACACTGACAGTTCGGGCACCATACACTTGCTATTAATACAACAGAATCTCAATTCTTTTACTTTTTATACAAGATCATTATGATACAATTACCACCAGGATGTACCGTGTCCTATCATATATGGATAGATGTAGACACTATCACAGATGAAATGTGCGAATGGTTCAGCATGATTGGCGGCACTGTTGCCGAAGTACCAGGGCCTGTTTATGGTGCCGTAAGAGTATCCGATCTTGTAAAATTCAAAACTGTGCAATATGGACGAGCCAAACCCAGTTACTATAGACAAGACGGTACTGGCCGTGTTAAAATAAACTTCAATGGCGATGATGCTTCAACTGCCAGTATGTTCCTACTTAAATTTATGGATCATGTACAGGCACATAATATGCAACAGGAATTTGAGTTAGTTAAATAATCTATAGCGGTCTCTGGCGATCATCCCGCTTTACAAATTCTGCCGCCTATGCTAAAATTAACATAGGAGAACCAGCATGACAACATACAAATACGTTAGTACAAAAGAATACCACGATGCATTTCCATGTGCGTATCGTCAATGGCGAGCTGACAGTCATTGTAATACGATTCATGGATATAGTTTCAGTATGAAGTTTTACTTTGAGACTGATATACTAGATGCACGTAATTGGGTAGCCGACTACGGTGGCCTAAAAGAATTGAAACGGGTATTAGAAGATCAATTTGATCATACGCTACTTGTAGCACAAGACGATCCCGAGCTTGAAACATTTAAACTGTTAGAAACTAAAAAAATGGCCAAACTGACCATCCTACCACGTTTAGGATGTGAAGGATTGGCTGATATGCTTTACAAATATGTAAATGGTGTTTACATTCCTGATATGTGGGGCCCAGGTGAAGCTGAACGTTTGTGGTGCTTTAGAGTAGAAGTAAGAGAAACACAATCAAACATGGCCTATAGAGAAGGACATAGAGAGGACAACGAGGACTTGTTTGCCTAATGGATGCCATTACTATGTACTTGGCCATTGTGTTCTTTTGTCAAGGAACACAATGTGGGGCAATGTCAGTCGAAACACCGTATTCAAATCAAGCCGAATGTCGATCAGATGTGGCCAAGGCCGAAGAAAAGTTTAGACAAGATCCCACAATAACCATTGTCGAAGGAAGGTGTGCCAGTTTTAAAAACGGGCTAAAATCATAATGCGTGATCTATGGAGATTATGGGCCAAGGCATTGGGCGAGAAGTCAGGCAATACCGATCAAGAATCAGACTGTGTTGCTTGCATTCGCACTGCGATTGTGTTAACATACATAATCACAAACTGCTTTATTGTGGCAGGGGTAATTAGACATTGGTAAAGAAAAACACAAAGAATACAGAGAGGATTTATTTGCATGATGTTGGTATCAAAAATGAAAAATCATATTGAACGGCGTGCCGATCGAGAACGTGTGTTTCAGACAACTCCCGATAATAAAATTTTAGAAGCATTGGGAATATTGCAGGAAGAATGTGCTGAAGTCATACAAAATGTCAGCAAGTGCAGGCGTTTTGGTTTAGAAAGCGAATATTTAAACGGGGAAGGCACACAACGAGAAAATCTTGAAAAAGAAATAGGAGACGTGCTGGCCATGGTAGATATACTCATGGATCAAGGTGTGTTAAACGGTGCCGCATTAGATACGGCTATAGAAAACAAAAAACAAAAACTTCGCAAGTGGAGTAAAATATATGAGTAAACTAAAAGTAGCCGAATTATTTTACAGTGTACAGGGCGAAGGTCGTTACATGGGCGTTCCCAGTGTGTTCTTGCGTGTGTTTGGTTGTAATTTTAAATGTGCGGGCTTTGGTATGCCTAGAGGAGAAACCAGTGAAGAAGTTGAAGACATTGCTCAAGTGGTCCACCTATACAACGATTATAAACAACTGCCTTTGGTCGCTACTGGATGTGACAGTTATGCTAGTTGGGATCCTAGGTTTAAGCATCTTAGTCCCATGTTATCTACTGATTCGATTGCCCTTCAGATTATGGACATACTACCTCACAAGGGGTGGGAGGACGAGCATCTCGTAATCACCGGAGGCGAACCTTTACTAGGCTGGCAACGAGCTTACCCAGATTTATTAGATCATCCTAAAATGGCAGGATTAAAAGAGATTACATTTGAAACAAATGGTACTCAACAATTAACACCCGAGTTTGCTGATTATTTGTGTAACTGGAATAAAGTAGGTCGCGAAATTACATTTAGTGTAAGTGCTAAATTGCCGGCAAGCGGCGAATCTTGGGAGGACGCCATTCTTCCAGACGTTGTTTGTGAATATGAACAAGTGGGTACCGCATATTTGAAATTTGTAGTGGCAACCAAACAAGATGTTGATGATGCTGAATGTGCAGTTGGCGCATATCGTGCCGCAGGATTTAAAGGTCACGTATATCTAATGCCAGTGGGTGGTGTCGAAAGTGTTTATACGCTAAACGCTCGAAATGTAGCACTAGCGGCCATGGAGCGTGGATGGAGATACAGCGATCGGCTTCAAGTTCCGTTATTCAAGAACGCATGGTCTACGTAATTAAATTCCCCATTTATTATTAAATAGCATAAATATATTTAATAACGTTTGGGGAACTACGTGACAAATCCTGTAAATAAAAGAACACATAAAGAATTTATTCAATTATTTGAGTTAATGAATCCTGAATTAGTTAATAAAATAGAATTCATATCAGAATATACCGGAGTAGATCATAAGATTAGATATAGATGTATTCACGGAGAGCAACAAGCTATCAGTTATTCATTTACTAAAAAAAGAAAATATTGTTGCCCCAAGGAATATACATCAAATCATATTGGAAAAACGTTGATAGTTTCTTCAGATGAACGACTTGATTGGTACAAAAGTCAAAGACCTGAATTAAATTTTACAGATGCAACTCTAATGCCTAATACAAGAAATAAATTTAATAATATAAAATGTAGTTTACATATAGGCATATCTTTTACTGGAATTTCAACAAAACAACATTGTACACCGTGTCCAATTTGTAAAAAAGAAAATTTTAAAGAATTAATGGCGTTAAGAAAAGGGGTATTTCATGCGTCTCATAAAATTACTCCTGTATCAAAGGCAGAAAAAAGATGGTTAGATTCACTAAATGTACCCGAACGCCAATATTGGTTACCAGAAGTAAAATATAGAGTTGACGGGTATGATCCAAATACAAATACAGTGTTTTTATATCATGGAAGATTTTGGCACGGATGCCCACAAACCTATGACCCAGAAATGATTCACCCGGTAGTAAAGATACCGATGAAAGATTTATACGAGAAGACTTTGATGTACGAAGATAAAATAAGAGATGCAGGATACAATTTAGTAATAGAGTGGGGCACTTAATTGCCATTAGACATACTCGGCGATCTAGATCACTTTTATTACCGGGCTGAATGGCAGCCGAAGTTTGCACTGTGGCCCAGGCGTTGTGTACAATCGGGTCGCCGTATATTTTTTGAACGAGCCTACCAAGGCACTGCCGTGTATACTGGTCCTGGTGAACCCGTATACGAGCATCATTGGCACAGTAGAGACGAACACGTATTATGGCTACTGAAAAAACGAAACTAAATTCAGCCAAGGGGCGCGAAAGTTACGATGTGACCACAGGCAACGTATTGGTTGCTTTCTTTAATAGAAACGTCAGCAAGTATGCCACCGAAGCCGGAGGACCCAAATTTGATTTGGTTCCGGTAGAACGACAAAAAGATCTCATGATCAATCATGCCAGGATGTATGCTCAGCAAGAATACGATAGAATCATGGAAATGGTCGCAGTACTGCAACGGCAGGCCAACGACTTAAAACGTAGATTGGACATAACTGATTTAGTTTATCAAGCCGAATATCAGTTCGCTCCGGTCATGGGAAACTGTTATTGGATAGTGTTTGTAAACGACAAACAAAAAACCATACTGACCATGACTGCGCCCGATCGATGGAGTAGCGGTAAGCCAATTAATTACGACTATATTGCTCAAGTTAAATACATGGGAGACCATACATGGATGGAAATAAAGGAAGAACATGGCAACTAGAAAACCCAAAACAGATGTAGAAGCAAAACCTGCAGTCAAAAAAGCACCTGCTCGAAAGACCACAAAGAAAATAGATTTTACTGGTATGACTCCACGTCAAATTGCTGATGCCAAAGGCGAACCCTGGGTCAGTGTCGTCAATGTGGAACTGGATCCCGACAATATTGGCAACGGTGCATTTGAACTGGATTGGAACGAAAAGTTTATTACCAATTTGGTGCGAGCCGGCTATAAAGGTAAAACCGATTCGGACATGGTGGACCAATGGTTCAGTGATGTCTGCAGAAATGTGCTAGCCGAAAACTACGAACAATGGGAAGCCAATCAACCGGTAGACCAACGACCTAGAGTGGTTGATAAACGTGATATCGGTGGCGGAAGAACAGAAGTAAGTTAACAAGGATAACAATGACTCAAATATTAGAAAAACAAATTCCCGGAGATCTAGTACGAATATTTCTCAGTAGAGATATAGATCATGTATTTTTCAATCCGCCGGGATATAGAACTCCAGCAGTGCCAAAAGGCAAATGGGCTCCTGCAGATCAGGTATTTGACCCAGCATTCATGGCTAGATTATCTGATTATATCAAACAGTTATCCGAACAAGAAACTGCAGACGAAACCGGATACGTGCACATGTGGAAACACATGCAACAAGAACATCAAGAATTTTTAGAGTATTTACGTACAGATAACTTGCCGGCGGCATTTGATATTTTAAATACGTTATATCAAAGCACATTAATGAATGGTATTTGTCAGGGCGTGTGGGATACTAACCCTATTCTCGCAGATGCCGACGTTGCTAGATTTAGATTGACACGACATTGGGATTGTTTATTGGGAGTATGCGAATATCTAGGAGTAATCGGTATACAAAACAGAGAGCAGGGATTTAGCCCGGTGGTATTACCAATTGATGATCTAGTCAATGGTCTGGCCGCTAGATTATCCAATACCATTCCCAACTTTCATGCTCCTAGATGGCAAGGTGGAATGTGGGGACTTGATACATCGTACGGAGTAATGAGTGATCGGGATATA